ACCTCCACCAACTTTACCTACAGAGACAGAAGAAGAAGAAGCTCCAGCACCTGAGCCTGCTCCAGCACCTGCTCCTGAGCCATCACCTGAGCCTGCTCCAGCACCTGCTCCAGCGCCATCACCTGAGCCTGCTCCAGCACCTGCTCCAGCGCCTACTCCAGCTCCAACGCCAACACCGACACCTCCTCAAGATTCTGGTGACCCTAACGAAATAGGAGCTGTTTTTACTGACGAAAGAGGCGTTGTTTGGACAAATAGAGGGCCGAATCCTTTAAATCCTGATACTAATGTATGGACTACTTACGACCCAGACACGATAACAATAGATGATTACAACGCAACTGGTCGTGTTTATGAAGTAGGATCAGGCATTAGTGTTGGTTCTGCTCGTGGTCAAACACCTAATGTTCCGTCAGAAGGTACTGATACTACACGTCCTTACGATCCCACAAAGCCGCCCTTAGACGAAACACCTCCTATAGATTTTAGTGGTATTCTTGATCCGTTTGATGAAGACCCTTTTGAAGTCACTGTAGTTGATCCTACGCCTACAGTAACGCCTACGCCTACAGTAACGCCTACGCCTACAACAACGCCTACGCCTACTACAGGTACTACAGGTACTACAGGTACTGGAGATGGTACAGGCACTGGCACTGGAGATGGCACTGGAGATGGTACTGGAGATGGTGCTGGAGATGGTACTGGAGATGGTGACGGCACTGGCGATGGCACAGGCGATGGCACTGGTGATGGTTCTGGAAGAGGCACAGGCAACGGTATAGGAACAGGTCTAACAGCGCCTAGTAAGACACGCACCACAGACTCTCTCTTCGGTGACATGCTGAAGCTAGAAACACAAGTAGGTTCTACACAAGAGCTTGTACCGTTTAGCTTAGCACCTGTACCAGAGCTTATGCCTTTCCAGTACGAGCAGCAGAGTCCTTTAGAACAGTTTACACAGCCTCGTATGCTAACAAACGATAGTGGCTTACAGATTAACTTACCACCACGACAACTAACTCAAGAAGAAATGCTACAGCAGTGGCTAGACTCACAGAAGGTTTCATTGTAATGACATACTTACAACTCGTAAACAGCGTATTGCGTAGACTCAGAGAAGACGAAGTAACATCAGTTTCTCAGAACAGCTACTCTAAACTTATTGGAGAGTTTGTTAATGACGCTAAACGCTCTGTAGAAGACTCCTACGACTGGACAGCTCTGCGTACTACACTGACTGTAACCACAGACGACACAACCTTTAACTATGTGTTGACTGGTTCACAGAACAGGATGAAGCTGCTGGACGTTATTAACGACACCTCAGACTTCTTCATGCAGTACCGTCCTTCTCGCTGGATGGACAACGCTTTCTTGATTGAGACACCGCCTCTAGGTTCTCCACAGTTTTACAGCTTCAACGGTGTTAACGCTGCTGGTGACAACGCTGTGGACATCTACCCTAAGCCTGACGGTGTGTATCAGCTACGCTTTAACGTGGTGCTACGTACAGCAGACTTCACAGAAGACACAGAGACTCTGGCAGTACCTTCGTCACCTGTAGTGCAGATTGCTACAGCACTGGGTGCTAGAGAGCGTGGAGAGACTGGCGGTACAAGTGCAGCAGAGTTGTTTGCTCTGGCTGACAGAACATTGTCTGATGCTATTGCTATAGATGCGTCACAACATCCTGAAGAAACTATCTGGTATTCTTAATGGCCAAACAATTACAGAACATTACAGTAGCTGCTCCAGGCTTTTTTGGTCTAAACACACAGGACTCACCCATTGGTGTTGATCCTTCGTTTGCCGCTGTTGCAGACAACTGTGTTATTGATCAGCTAGGCCGTATTGGTGCACGTAAGGGCTGGGTAGAGGTTTCTACTAACGGCTCTTCTGTACTAGGTACTAGCCGTGGTATAGAGACTGTATACGAGTACATTGATAACTCTGGCGATAAAGTGATACTGTCAGCAGGTAACAATAAAATCTTTACAGGCACTACCACGTTAACGGACGCTACACCAACAGGGTACACGCCTACAGCTAATAACTGGAAAGCTGTTACTTTAAACAACCATGTCTACTTATTCCAAAGAGATCACGAATATGTACTAGGCACAGACCACGATGGTACGTTTGTACTGGAAGAACACTCAGCACACAGTCACGCAACAGGTACACCACCAGAGGCTAACGAAGTTTTAGCAGCATACGGACGTCTTTGGGCAGCAGACATTACAGGTAACAAGCACACTGTCTACTGGTCTGACCTACTAAATGGCCATCACTGGACAGGAGGCACATCAGGCTCGTTAGACGTTACTACTGTATGGCCTACAGGCTTTGACGAGATAACGGCTCTAGCGGCTCACAATGGCTTCCTAATCATCTTTGGCAAGAAGTCTATACTGGTGTACTCAGGAGCCTCTTCTCCAGCCTCTATGACGCTTAAAGACACCATAGAAGGCGTTGGCTGCATAGCTCGTGACTCAGTACAGCACACAGGTAAAGATATATTGTTTTTATCAGACGCGGGTGTACGTAGCTTTGGCAGGACTATACAAGAGAAGTCTATGCCCATGCTAGACATTAGTAAGAATGTACGTACTGACTTAATAAACTTGGTGCAGCTTCAGACTAACCCCATCAAGTCACTGTACAGCTCTGAAGAAGCGTTCTACCTGTTAACACTACCTGACAGTAACACTGTGTACTGCTTTGACATGCGTAGGTCTTTAGAGGATGGCTCTAATCGTGCTACTACGTGGTCTGGCATGTATCCTTTGTCGTTTGCTGCGCTAGAGGGTGGTGACATATATATAGGCATCTCTTCAGGCGTTGTTAAGTACTCAGGCTACATGGACGGTGCTAACAAGTACGAGATGCGCTACTTCAGTAACCCTATGGACTTTGGTAACACTTCTAATCTGAAGTTCCTAAAGAAGTTTAACTTGACTATCATTGGTGGTCAGAACACACCTACTACACTTAACTGGGGTTATGACTACACAGCTAACTACACTAAGCAAGCCTTTACATTTGGCTCTGCTAACATTGCTGAGTATGGTATAGCTGAGTACAATACCACAGGCGAGTACACCTCTTCTATTCTCATAAACACTCCAAAGGTTAACACCAGCGGTAGTGGTGAGGTAGTAACCATTGGCTTAGAAGCAGAAGTCAACGGAGCTCCATTCTCAATTCAAAAAATCGACATACATGCTCTACTAGGGAGACTTATCTAAATGTCTAATTACACTAAGACAACTAACTTTGCTACAAAGGATTCTCTCCCTTCAGGCAATGCTGCGAAGATTGTGAGAGGTACAGAGATCGACACTGAGTTTAACAACATACAGATAGCGAGTGCTACAAAGGCTGATTCAGCTAACGCTACGCTAACTGGAACAACTACCGCTGTAACCTTAGATGTGTCAGGTACGTTAACGGCTGGTACAATTACTGGAGGTTCTTACTAATGGCTCAATATGACGCAGAGGGAAATTTAATAGGTAGTTACGATGCTGCGGGGAACTATACTGGCCTTAATTCTGGGCCTCAAGCATCTGGTGGCTTTTTTGGCAACATAGTTGATTTCTTAGGAAGCTCTGGTGTTAACCAGGCACTGCGCACAGGCGGTGAATACTACTTAGGCCAAGAAAACATACAAGATGTCAGACAGTTTGGCCGTGAGATGCAAGAAGGTGCTGAACTCTTGGCAGGCCAAGCTCGTGCAGGTGCAGAGTTTAAGCCTTACACTGTTACAAGCGGCTTAGCTGGCATAACTACAGACCCTACTGGTGGGTTTGCTATAAACCTGTCTCCAGAACAACAGGCTCTACAGGCGCAGCTACAGGGCCAAGCAGCGGGTTTATTTGGACAGGTAGGTCAAGACCCAGCAGCGCAGCAAGCGGCTATATACGAGCAAATAAGGGCTACACAGCGTCCTGAAGAAGAGCGTCAGCGTCTAGCATTAGAAGAGCGTCTGCTGTCACAAGGTCGTCTAGGCTTAGGCTCTGCTGCTTACGGTGGTTCTTCTCCTGAGCTGCTGGCACAAGAGACTGCGCGTCAAGAAGCTATGGGACTAGCTAGTTTAGGCGCTAGGGAGCAAGCACTAGCAGAGCAGCAACAAGCTCTAGCAGGCGCTACAGGACTACTAAGTGCTGGTTATACTCCACAGAGAGAAGCACTAGGTCTTTTGGAGACTAGTCGAGTACCTGCTGGCTTTGCTGACGTTGGACGTAGAGAAGGTACTGAGCTTATGTCACAGCTACAGAGAGCTGGTCTAGAAGGTCGTCTACAGTCTGAAGATTTAGCTAATCAGTTACGTCTTGCTCAACAGCAAGCTCTACTTGGTGGTCTATTGGGTCAGCAGCCTACATATGCTGAACAGCTACAGGCTGGAGAGCTTGGTATTAAACTAGGAAAAGAAAGCGGGTTGTTTGGCAACTTAGGTGGGTTGGTTGACGACGTGGGTGGCTTTTTTGGATCAATATTTAAGTAAGGAGTAGGAAATGGCTAGACAAGATATTGCAGGATTACTGACAGGCATTAGCAGCACACAACAGCCTGTACAGCCTATTCCAGGTACTCCAGGCTTCCGTGGACAGTTTGGTGCAGCTAGGGCGCAAGGCTTAGGAGCTGGTGTAGGGCGTATGATGCGTGGTGGTGCGCCTTCTACGCAGGAGAGGATACAGGGTGCTATGTTTGAACTAAGCAGCCCTACAACTGACGGCACTGCTAAAGACACCGCTACTCGTATAGCAGACCTAACTAAGCTGGCTAGAGTACAGCAGGTACAAGGTAATACAGCGGCGGCTGCACAGACTGCGGCGCAGGTTCAGCAGTTGCGAGAGCAAGCATTAAAGGTTCAACAGTCTAAAGCAGCTTTAGCCTCTAGAGAGGACGTAGCAGCTCAAGTACGTTCAGCAGGTTATGGTAAAATAGCAGACGCTATTGTTTCTGAAGCAGGGTCGGGAAATAAAGTTGCTTTAGAAGGGGGCATAAAGTTATTGACTAATCTAGCACAACCTCCTAAAAAGACTATTCTAACGCCAGAAGAAGAGTTTGGTCTTGCTAGTAGAAAATCTTTATTTGACGCAGATGTAAAAACAGTCACTGGTGCAGCAGAAAAAGCGGGGAATCGTTTTACACAGTACGCCCCTATCGTAGCTCAGATGAAAGAACTAACAGACCAAGTAGAATTTGGAGCAGGGTCTGTTCCTTTGGCAACTGTAAACCAAACTTTACATAGCCTAGGTAGTAAGTTAGGACTTGATGTAGGTACTTTAGACCCTGAAGCTGATGCTACGTTGACTTACAACTCGCTATCTAAACGACTAAAAGCGTTGTTACTAGAGGCGCAAAAAGGTGCTATCTCTAACTTAGAAAACACTGAGATAACAAAAAACACTGCTAACCCCAGCCAGACATCAAACCAAGCTCAAGCACTTGTAAACTTTTTAGAGGCTGGTTTAGAGTCTGATTTAAATAGGAGTGCTGCTCAAAGAGCGTGGCTAGAACAAACAAAGTCTCTAACTGGTTTTGACGCTGCTTGGAGACAATACGTTGAAGATTTCCCAAGAACTAGCGGTTTTACAGTAGACGAGGACCCTTTGACAAAAGATAAAACAGTTGTTTCTAATTTCGAAATGGTTAAAGAAAACTTTAATTTATTTAATCAACTTTACTTGCCTTCTAAAGGTAAAGCTCCTGTGTTTGTTAACAAGCAAGGTAAAGGAATGACAGTAGATAAGATTAAAAAGGAAATAGTACAGGATAGACTAAACGAAATGAAAAAAGTCTCTAATAATCCTAACTGGAAACCCACTAAACAACAAAAGAGTTTGGCTGAGTTAGAAGCTCGTAAAAACATAGGTAAGTTAATTACTCTAAGAATTAGTAACGGTACTTATACGGTGGCAAAATAATG